AAATTACAAGGTATTTATGAAAAGAAACAAGGGAAAGAAGTTAAAGATTTAAAAAAAGGTGATGTTATAACTTGGAATTATGGTTATCAAAGTGAAGTTGTTGAAATGATCAAATCTAAAACAGGTAAGACATTTACAGTTATGTTAAAGAGTTTACAAGATGGAATTGTAAGAGAAAGAAAAATGAAAGCTACAAGTTTAGTAGTAGCATAAAAATATAAATAAAAGAAAGAAGAGGAAAAGTAAAATGGTAGAAACAATTTTAACAATCAATGAAGCAATGGAGTATTGCGATAATATAGGATATGTTTATCCAACTTATGAAGAAAGCTATTACATCAATAGCAACGTTCAAGTAACACTTGAAATTGTTGAATGTAGTGATGGCTATTTCTACGGAAGAGTTATTAATGATGAATTAAGAAGCATTAGAAAAGTAAAAAGTTTCTATAGTCCATCATTAGAAGCTCTTTATCATCAAATTGCTTTAAGAAACTATGATGATAGTGAATACGAAGAATACGAAGAATACGAATATGAAGAATAAGAAAGAAAAAAATAATAGATTGAATTTTATAATAAATGTGATATTATATTAGTGTCATTTTAGAGATAAAAGGCGCTTGTACTAATGTATGGTTTAGCAAATTTTCTTATTTTTAAATCCTTTCTAATATAAAATTACACGAATGCAATTAAGACACTGTAAAAGGTGTCTTTTTTGCTTTGTAAATAATTAACATTAAAAGTATTCAAATAGTAAATTTATGATATAATTATCATGATAAAAGCAACAAAGGAGGGTTAAAAAATGTCTTTAATTATAGGAAGCGCAAGACAAGATGAAAGAGGTAAATATAGCGGAGGTAAAGCAGGAGACCAAACAGGAAGAGAAGTCTCTACACAAGCTTATTATAGACACTCTAAAGGATGGTATGTGTTACGTGCTAAAAATGTATCTCATGCTAACGCTTTAGCGAGTGCAATGCAACAAGCTTGTAACAACAATAATATTGGTTATGATCAATCTAATCGTGGTGGAGTAATTACTCAAATTAAAAAGTATGGAGCATTAAATAAGATTGCTGTTAAAACTGAATGTGATTGTTCTTCTTTAGTACGTGCTTGTATTATTCAAGCTTGTGGAAAAGATGTGGGTAACTTTACAACATCAAATGAAGCAAGTGTATTAGTTAATAGTGGATTGTTTGAAAGTAAAAAAGCGGTTGATGGTTCAACAGTTCTATACAATGGTGATATTTTAGTCACTAAAACAAAAGGGCATACAGTTATTGTTGTAAGCGGTAAAGCAAGAGCAAATACAGTTAATGTACCAACTAATTCATCTAATGATAATTGGGTTAATAGATTAAACGTTGAAATCAAAAGACAAGGATTTTCTACATATCCATTAGTTAAAAAAGGTGCTAAAGGAAACATTACAAGATTAATTCAAGAAAGATTAAATAGTGTAGGTTTCAATTTAGAAGTAGATGGAGATTTTGGAAAAAATACTTATAAAGCTGTTAAAGTATTCCAACGTAATAGAAGTTTAAAAGTTGATGGTAAAGTTGGTGCTATTACTTGGTCATGGTTAATTAAAGGAACTAAAATGTAATGGCTAAACGTGGAAGAAAAAGCAAAAAAGATATTATTGAAGAAAATTTAGATCGTATCGAAGAAATGGCTAGGTATGGAGCAAATGAAGCTGATATAGCTAAATCTTTGGGTATTTCAGTTTCCACATGGGAGAAGTATAAAAACGAATTTTCGCAATTAAAAGAAGTCTTAAAAAATGCAAGGCAAGATTTAGTTGTAGAGATTAAAAGCGCATTAGTGAAACGTGCTTTAGGCTTCAACTATGAAGAAAAGAAGCAATACATAACCGAAGATGAAGAGGGTTATAAGAAAAAGCATATTGAAATCACAACTAAATATTGTCCTCCTGATGTGGGGGCAATAAATAGTGCCTTACAAAATTTTGATGATAATTGGTATAGAGATAAAAGACAAATTGAATTAAAGCGCCAAGAATTAGAATTAAGAAAACAAATGGCAAATGATAAAGAATGGGAGTGATAGCATATGAAAAATATAATTAACGTAGATTTTCAAAACGCAATAAATAGCGGTATGTATTGTGTAGCGAATGATACAAACATATTATATTTATGCCTTACTCCCTCTTTAGTTCAAAAAACAAATTATAGAGTTGAAGTTACTGATACTAATAACATTGTTCATACATCAAAAGCTATAGGATTAAACGTAAATGATCAAATTGAATATCAAGTAAGCAACGCTTATTACAATGGCAATGGTGTAATGAAAATAAGATTATTAAGTAATGAAAGTAATAGTGATTATATAATCTTTAATTGTGTTGAGTTCACAACCGAAGATTTAATTTGTAAATATGCAAACGATCAATATAACTTTTCAGTTAAAAAAGTAAATCCACTCGAATTACCTATTGCAACGAAAGAGAAACTAGGAGCGGTTATTGTTGGTGATGGTTTAGAAGTAGATACAGCAGGTAAGATAACCGCAAATGGTGGTGTTAAATTACCTATTAGTGCGAATGATGTTATTGATAACTTTGAAAGTGTAGATGCAACACAACACGCTATTAATAAATATTTAAAAGATAGAATACCAACAGCGAGTGGCTCAATATCAAATGAGGAATTAGAAAAATTATTAATATAAGGAGAAAATAAAAATGGCAAATTTTTTAGACAAAGATGGAGTAGTTTATTTATGGGGAAAGATTAAAGAAAAATTTGTAGCAAAAGAAAGTGGTAAAGGTTTATCAACAAATGACTATACGACAACTGAAAAAAATAAATTAGCTGGAATTGCTACTAATGCTAATAATTATAACTTACCTACAGCTAGTCCAAATGTATTAGGTGGTGTGAAAGTTGGTACAAACTTATCTATTTCAAGTGGAGTATTAAGCGCAAAAGATACAACTTATGGAGTTATGAAAGGTGCAACAGCAAGTGCTGATGGTGCAAGTGGTTTAGTACCAGCACCAAAACAAAGTAGCGGAATACAATACTTAACAAATAAAGGTGAATGGGCATCAATAATTTTTCCAACTTATCCTACAGCTACTCCTAGCCTTGATGGTTTAATGAGTAGAAATGATAAAGCTAAATTAAATGGTATCGAAAATGGCGCAAATAAAACAATTGTAGATGACACATTAAGTGACACATCTACAAATCCTGTACAAAACAAAATTGTAAAAACCAAGATTGATATAGTTGAAAATTTAGCCAATCAAGCAAATATACAAGCTGGAGAAGTAGCTTCAGCTATAAAGTATGGATCGCTTCCTGCTGATGTTGGTTTCATTTATAAAGACACAGGTGGTACAAGCTATGGGTTGTTTAATGATTTAACAAGTTTTGTTGATTTATCACCATACGCTAAAAAAGCTGATATTGTAGGAACATACAAATATAAAGGTTCAGTAGATACAGCAAGTGTATTACCAACTAGTGGACAAACAACAGGAGATGTATATAATATCGTTGCTTCAAGTTCATATGGTTCAGCAGGTTGTAACGTAGCATGGAATGGTGAAGCTTGGGACTCATTAGGAGGTATTTTTACAATCACATCAATTACAAACAGGGAATTAGATACAATTTGTGTATAGGAGAAAAAATAATATGGCAAAATTTCTAGATGAAACAGGTGTACAATATCTATGGGAAAAAACAAAAAAATATATAAATAGTCATAGTAGTGGCGGTGGTGTTAGCAACACATTAAATATTGGTCAAAACTTTAACGGATATACTGACGGAGAGGGGTATATTATCTTGTGTATTCCTCATGTTGTCCAATGGTATGAAGCAAATGGTAAACCTAGCAAAGTTGTAGTAAGCGGTGGCGGTAATTTTAAATTTATTTATGATGGTCAAACAAGCAAAGACTCTTATACTGTTGTTCCTGTAAATATAGATACTATCGCATCAATAGCAACTCAAATATCACAAGGGTATTTGAGAATAAAGCCAAATTGGACAACAGGTGGTTCTTCTAGCTGGAAAAGATATTTAATTAGTGGCTACACAACCAAAAACATTATTTTAACTGTAAATTAAAAACTGTAAATTAAAAGAGGTGATTTAAAGTGTCAAAACATTATGCAATTTGTGAAAATATGTGTTTAGAAGAAGCTTATTCAAAAAAAGAAATTGATGAAAAAATGAGTGATATTGTCATTATTGAAATAGAAGAGAAAGATGCATATGGTTATGGTCAAGAATATTTAGAAAACTTTGAAGCTGGTAACATAGCGGATTATTATGTTAAAAGTGTAATGGTCGAAGATCTAAACAGGCATATTCGATATACTGAAAAACAACCTGTTGTTTCTACTAATAATGGGTATATTAAAACCATTGATGTACTAGCAATTAAATTAAGAGATAGTACCAATAACATTAGCTTTGAATATCACTTTGATACTCAAGTATCGCAAAGTGACCCAGTTACTTTTAAAGTTATGATAGTTTTACAAAATAAAAAAGGCGCTAAAAAATATGAGTACGCTGGATAACATTTATAAATTAAAAAAATAAGAAAATAAGGGAGATAAACAAAATGAAAGTAAAAGCAAATTTTGATTACAACGATATTTTATTTAAAAGATTAGTAAAGAAAGATGAAGTTATTGAAGTTGATGATGTAAGGGCAAAAGTGCTAACAACTGAATTATACAATGGTGTACCTTTTTGTAATATTGTAGAAGAAAAACAAAAAGAAAAAGAGGAAGATAAAGAACCATTAGAACCTAAAGAACCTTTAGAAGAAAATAAAGATATTTTAAAACCTAAAGAAGATTTAGATGAAGTTGTAGAAGAAAAGCCAAAAAGAAAAAGAACTAGAAAAGCTAAAGTTGAAGAATAAGATCGTAAATATTTAGCAAGGAAAAGAGGTGAGACCAATGTATATTCTAGTTAATGCTTATGAAAATAGGAGTGTTGAAACAACTCAAAAAACAATAGGTAAAACATTTGAAAATGAAGCAACTATATTAAAAATCCTATTACATGGTGATATGGTTGAAAATGATGTATACCTAGAGTTTAAGAAAGAAGATTGTTCTAAATTCATGACTCAACCTCTTCAAATAGTAAATGATGAAGATAATAATTATTATGTTGAATACAAAATGCCTAATAGCTTGTTAGATCAAATAGGCAATTTAAGAATGGAAATTGTATTAAGAAAAGATGATTATGTTTGGAAATCATACGCTATTGATTTTGATGTTCTTGATAGTATTAACGCTAGTAATGAAGTAGCACAAGAAAATGATGATTTTTTTTCTTATGTTATGGATAGAGTTAATATTATTCAAAAAGATGGCGAGGGTAATAAATACCTTGCTGATGATGGAACATATAAAGAAGTGCAAGGTGGAGCAAGTGATTATAATGATTTAGCTAACAAACCTATCACAAGAATAGTAAGCGGTGATAGTTCTAATAAATACCCTTTAAGAGATTTAGAAACAGGGTTATATATCTTAACAGGATATTTTACACCTTATAGCGGTATTGATGTTTCTATGGTTGCAATGGATGTATTCACGATAGTAACAAGAAATGATAGCACATCATATATACAAATGATTTTCCCTTTCAACAATCAAATTCAATATATAAAAACTACTGATACATCATATGAAAGTAATTTCTTATCATTGAACGATTTACAAAAGGAAATGAAAGTTGTAGAAAATACATATTCTACAAGCGTAACAATTCAATTAAATGATAGAAATAGTTTTCAATATACAAAAGACCTTAAAAAGCTAACAGTTAATTTACCAGCTGATATTGAAGCTGGTTATAATGCTCAAATAGTCTTTAATAGTGGAAGTACAGCAACTGAATTAGTTTTTAATGGTGATATAGTTTGGATTGGTGATGATGTTTCAAATAGTGAATTTACACCTCAACCAAATAGATATTATACGATTGATGTTTGGAAAGATGTTAATAAACTCATAGCTAAAGTGTTAGCTATTTAAGGAGGTAATTATTATGTTTGTTGATGATTTATATAGTACATCTACTGATATGGGATTAACAGCAAATATGGGTAGACAATTAAGAGAAATGATTGAAGAAGTAATTTCAAGAGTTGAAGAATTAGAAGCAAGTCAAATTGACTTATCAAAATATGTTACAAAATTATGGTAGGAGGAAATAACAATGTCACAAGAATTAAACCAAGTTAAAATTAATAAGATTTCAAAAGCTTTATATGATGAAAATGTAGCAAATGGTACTATTACCCCAACAATGCAAGAACAAGAAGTATGGATTTTCACTGATGATGAAGTATATACAAGCGCTGAAAAAACTAAATTAAATGATATTGAAGCAGGAGCGCAAGTAAACCCAACTAAATTAAGTGAATTATCTAATGATGTTAATTTCATTACTAATTCAGTAAACAACTTAACAAATTATTATACTAAAACAAATACTTATACAAAAACCGAAGTAAACGATTTGATCAATGGTATTACTTCTATGAATGTAGCGGTAGTACAAACATTACCAACAAGTGGTATTAGTGCAACTACAATTTATTTAGTACCTAAATCAACTAGCCAAACAAATAACGCTTATGATGAATATTTATATGTTAATAACAAATGGGAAAAGATTGGTGATACTACTATTGATTTATCTAATTATGCTTTAAAGAGTGAAATTCCAACAGTTACAAATGATTTAACTGATACATTAAAAGCACATTATGATAGTGCTTATGAACATTCACAATTAGCACACGCACCATCAAATGCACAAGCAAACGTATTAGAAAAAGTTAAAGTAAATGGAGTTCAACAAACAATTTCTAATAAAGAAGTCAATATCACAGTACCAACAGCTAAAACTGTTATTTGGTAATTATGTCTCAAACTTTAAACGGTATTACAGTAAACAAACTAACTTTAGCACAATACAAAAGTGCTAAAGCTAGTAGTTCACTGAAAACAAATCAAGTTTATGTTATTAGTGATATTGATGAACAATTAGAAAATTTATTAGTTTATAAGGAAAGTTTAGATGTAAATAAACCGATTATTTTAAGAAATTTAGAGAGCGGTTTATATAAGATTTATGGATATTTCAAATATAACTCTAATCAAACAGGAATTAGCGGAGTTGACCCATTCGCATATGTAATTATTGATAAAAGTAGTTCAGTATCATATGCAACTATTATTGATACAACAAAGGTAGTTAGATATTCAATTACTAACACAACGTATCAAAATCTAGATGATACAGGATGGATTGACGCAACGTTAACAAGTGATTTCATACCATATGCAAATACTAACGAAAACAAACCTAGATATAGAAAAAAGAATGATATTGTTTATATTCGTGGTTGTGTTTCTCCTAATGCTGAAATAGGAGCAAGTGCAACAGGAAAAATAATATTTACTTTACCAAGTGGATATAGACCAACTTTTGGATTGATTAAAGTATGTCAAGGTTCAGGCAAAAACGTATGGTGTTTAGCGGTAAATACAAACGGAACTGTAACCATTGCTAGATATGGAACAACAGCAAATGCAAAAATTCCAACTACTGCATGGTTACCTTTTGAAATTAGTTTTCCTGTTTAGGAGGAACAATGAAGTATATTACTAATTTAAGTGATTTCTATAAAACTAAAGAATGGGAAGCATTTAGAAAGAAAGTTATACATGACCGCTTAAATGAATTTGGGGAAACAATAGACGAGGTAACAGGAAAGCCAATATATAAAGAGTATGATATTATTTTACATCACAAAATAGAATTGACTTTAGAAAATGTTAATGATGTATCTATTAGTTTAAATCCTAATAACATCATGATCGTATCATTTAAAACTCACAATGAAATACATAGGCGGTTTGGAAACTATAAAAAGAAAGTCATATTAGTACATGGTTCACCTTGTAGCGGTAAATCTACATGGGTTGAGAATGTAGCAACTAAAGATGATATTATTCTAGACATGGATAAGATATGGCAAATGATTTCTATTAACCCAAAGTACATTAAGCCTAATAGACTTAAAGAGCCTGTATTTGCATTGAGAGAAGCTATGATGGATATTATCAAAATGAGAAGCGGTATGTGGTTTAATGCTTATGTAATTGTAACCATGCCTAGAGTTATGGAGCGTAAAAGATTAATTGATCGTTTAGGAATAGATGAAGTCATACACATTAAAGAAGATATGAGAGTATGTTTAGAAAGGCTATATGACAATCCTAACGGACGAAATAAAGAAGAGTATGAAAAGTATATAAGAGATTACTTTACTTCATATCAAGAAGAATAATGTATGTAGTACGGAACTAATAATAAGTTGTTAGTTCCATAGTGCATATATCGAAAATAAAATATAAAGGAGGGTACGAGATTATGGACACTAGAGCAATTATAGGTGTTATTGATAACTTAACCAGCAATAGCACAACGGACGCATTAAGCGCTAATCAAGGAAGAGTATTAAAAGGGTTGATAGACAATATAGGAAGTGATCTACCTTTATTAGTAGGAACTGATAGTAAAGTTATTGTCATTGACAATCTAGTTAATGGTGTTTATATGCTAACAGGTAAATATAAATACACTAACAAGACAGCTACATGAACAACAAGCGAACATTTTCTAATCAATGTATATCATAGCGGAAATGAATTACACTTTACTTTATTATCACCAACGGGAGTTATGAGAAGAGTTATAGCGGAAGATGGAGTTGTAACTACAAACAACTATTTCCAAATAAAAGAGGATAAGATCACATTGAATGGAAATGTTATACCAATATTAGATAGTGGATATAGCAACATTACATTAAAGAGTGGAATAACAGCACACAACTCAACAGCTTATCCTGTTAGATGTAAGAAGCAAGGGAATATAGTATTTATTGAGGGAGCAGTAAAAGGGGTTACAACTAGAGCAAGAGAGATTGGCATATTGCCCGAGGGATATAGACCTGTAGGAAAGAGAGTATACTTCATACAAGCAAGGACAGGCGGAGAGATAGACACTTATCAAATAAGTACAAATGGATTGATAGAGATAATGTCAACTACATCTAACACTTATGTAGCAAGTGACTATCATTTTATATCTACATCATTTATTATTTAGAGGTGATATATATGAGTAATATAAAACCAATGAAGAACAAGGGGCATAAGTGCAAATGGAAAGAGGAGTACATCAAAGAGAATAGAAAGAAAAATAAAAAACAAAATAGAATGGTTAATCCATACAAAAGGGATAGTGTAGAGAGTAGATGATATACCCTCCCATATGAAAAAAATTTAAAATCATAATGGGGACAGATCGGAAGAGCG